AGGGTTGCACGACCAGTCAACTGGTCAACGGAGAAGAATTGACCAACTCTGAAGTTACCACCTTGGTCAGTGGAGACGAAGAACACCTTACCAGGACCGAATGTATTGGTCTCATTACCCTGAATGATTTGAGTTTCGTCAACATCGGGATAGTTGGTTTCGACCTTGTTACCAGTACCAACACTCAGGAAGTCGTGACCCGTCAGGCGGACCTGAGAGAATCTTGTTCTAACAGTGATGGTAGAACCTGCGCCCGTGACGTTACGGGTGTCAGGGGTTGCCTTACCCTTCTCTGGCGAGATTGTCAGAGTAGCGCGGTTATAGTAGGTGTGTGCCATTCCAACGGTATCATAGTAAGTTACTGCGGTCGCGACGTTAGTAACCGTATTGACAATGTAGAACAGGCTATCTTCACCAAAGCTGGTGGTGAATCCGATTGCGTCACCTACGAGAGGAACGGAATCAAATCCATCAATCTCAAGGATTGTACCCTTCTGACCAGAAACAGAGGATGTTGCAGCTGCAACGTTGAAGGAACCAGCATAACCAGCGCCCGAGGTGTCACTGTAAGCATATACAAGTTCACCATCTACGAATGGAGAAGTACCGATTGCAACGTTGCCGTTTTCAGCAGTTGCGGTAGCACCATAACCAGGATGATACTTGAAGTAATACTTATCAGCGGACTTCTGGTCATTGATCAACCATCCCTGTGCGCCAGAGACTTGACCAGTAAGGGTGTCACCAATTGATACTGTACCCGAAACTGTTGTTCCGAGAATGGTCATCAGATCACCGAACAGTCTTGCAGATCTTGCAACTTCGTCAGATGCGAAACCAGAAGAGATGACACCGTAATCACCATAAGAGTTGTTACCACCAACAGCACGGATTCTCGCACCGCCACCAGAGTAGTAACCCCACTTAGCGTAGTAGGTGAAGCAGGAGACGATCTCAGCGATTGCACTCTTATCAAGGAGGAATCCAGCACCGTCAGAGTTGACCTGCGTGAAGGCGTCGAAGACCATCGATTTTGCACCTTCGCTGTGGACACCACCGTCGATGAAGACGCCAACACCACCACCACCGAATCTGCCACTTTCAGTTGCGGGATCCGAGAAAGTCGTACAATCCTTAACGTAAGGCGACTTGTTGTTAATTGGGGAGTTGGGGTTCAGTGCGAAGAAGATACCTGCGGCAGTTGTACCAATACCAGTTCTGAGGTTGGTATTGTCCATCTCCAGAGGAGCGTTAGGATCATAATGGAAACCTTCCATTCCCTTGAACGCCAGTGCCTGTACGGTAGTTGCGTCAGACAGTTTGAACATGGTCGATCTGTTGTTTGGCGTGACGCCATCATCAGAGAACCCAGCGGCAGGAAGAACCTGAGTACCTCTCAGAGTATGTCCAACAATCGAAGTGAATGGAGGAACAACAATTGGGAGTTGCTCATAGAACTGAGAAGCAGAGAGTCTCAGAATAGCAGGCGTCAGGTCAGTCAGCAGACCACCCTGTACATAAGTGTGGTTGATCGTAGAAACACCAATGTTAACTCTGAAAGTATTAACATCGGGAACCTCAAGAACTTCGAAGTAGGACTTAGAAGCCTTATCGGGATAAACAGTGGTTGTCAGTCCAACGAATGCTGTACCAGCCTGAACGTAGAGGTAATCAGTTGCAGATTGACCAACGTTCAGAATGACCGAGTTGGCATCGGGGATACCTTGAACAGGGAACTGGAACTGACCAGGAGTGTGGACAGATGGGAAGTTACCTGTGATGGTTGTGTTGCTGGATGCAACACCGATGTTAACAGTAATTGTGGTTGGAGTAACCGATGTGATATTGATCGCAGTATCGTAGTAAGGATCCGTTGCACGAGGATAGGAGTGGTCGGTCAGATAACCGTCCATTGCACAACGGAAGGTCAAACTGTTGTTTGCCAGTTTGATGGAGGTGTTGGCAGGAAGTTGGTGAGCACCAATATCCAATGTCATAGCACCAGTCAGGTGATTATAAGTTGCATCCGATACGTCATAAGCAACGAGTGGAGATGCACCAACGTTTACCGTGAAGGTATTTTGGGTAATTGAAGTAACTGCGAGAGTCGCACCAGCAGCAGGGTCAGTTGCACGAGGATATGTCTTATTGGCATTATTGCCATCCATCGCACAAGTGAAGGTCAATGAGTTGGTATCGATGCTGATCGTATCAGCGATCGAAAGACCGTGATTACCAACAGTAAAGATGATTTCGCCCGAAGTTGGGGTATATTGTGCGTTTGTTGGGGTGAATGTCGAACCTGCGAGAGATCCTTGGACACAGGTGATTGCACCAGGGTTTGCAGCAATAAATGTGTGATTATAGTCACCACCAGTGACAACTGCGCCACTTAAAGCACTTCGGAATTGGTGCTCAAATCTTGCATCACCAGTGTACTGAACTTGAAGATTTCTAATTCTAACAAGTGTGCCGATACCGACTTCGGGTGCATTACCCAGTCCGATAGCGGTGATGGTTGCGAGACCAACTGTCTTGTTGTACTGCATACCCAGTACGGTGAAGACATTACCACCAGAGAGACATTCAAATTCTACGCCTTCTAACTGAACGAACGTACCAGTGTTTTGCAGTCCGTGACCAGGAGCAGTAATGGTTGCAACACCAGTTGCGGCAGTGTAATTAAATCCTGTAATAGGTGTTTGAGGACGTGCAGCGGCACAAGCCCTCTTAATTGTCTTAAATGCCAGGTTAGGTGCAAGACCGTTGTTTGTGTCGTGTCCAGACTCGGAGTCGCAATAGTAAACTCGGGTTTGAGCACCAACGATTTCGTAACCAGGAAGTCCGTTTCCACCAACTGCAAGAGCGTAACCAGTGGAACCAATACCAATTCTGAAAGGACCAGAGTTATAAGTGAGGATATCACCCTTACTTACCAGAACAGCAGAGCTGTCTCCAGCAGCAAGAGTTTCCCAATATGTTCCGAGACCAGCAGTAGGAATAACGTTAGTAAAGGAGTTACCAACAGAAACGTAGGAGTTCGAACCGTATCTTACAACGTGACCAGGATGGTACGCAAACGTTGTAGAGAAGTTACCAACAAAGTTGAAACCTTTAACCAGGAGATCCCAAACAGAGGCACCAATACCAACACCTTGTGTGTTACCAGTAGAAAGAGGTGCAATGTTGGTCGTAATACCTAACTTGTGACGGAAGATGTCGCCACCATATTGTACAAGCTGTCCTCTGAAGTATGTTCCCTCAGAGTAGGTATTTGCGGCTCCAGCGATACCATCTGCAAGAATTTGCCATGTCTTGCCTTCAGTATCTGTACCGATAGCAACGTTCTGTGGAGGAGAAAATCCTGCAAGAGATGTCGTAAGGGCAACGTAAGAAGAACCGTTGTAGTTAACAACGTCACCAGTTTGATATGGTGTATCGATGTTCCACTCGCCCTCTGCATTGAATCCAGCAACATATTCAGTGACCTTAGTGAGGTCAACGAATGTTCCTTCGGATGTGTGGGCAGTAGTAACTCTATACTGGATGTTTCCGAACCTTACTACATCGTTAACACGATAGTATTCACCAGACATCCAATTCCCTCTGGAATTGATGCCTTCAAGGTGAACATTCCAGTTGCTAAGATCCGTCGAATAGAAATTCGCAGTGCTCGCAGTGGATGTGTGGTTAGCGACGGCAACGTAGGAGTTACCACCGAACTTGACGATATCATCAATCAAGTAGGATTTGGATGGCTGCCAATCGCCAGTCCAGTTGAATTTTACTCTTCCAAGTCTAAACTCAGCCATTGTCTCTCCTGGTAATTATTATTTGGGTCCGATAGAGTTGTAATCATAATCTGGTCCGTTGAACCTAATGACGAAGAATCCATCGTCGTCTATGTAATAATATAAATTTCTGCGGTCAAAACGGATCTGTTGGTATTTATCATTCGGATCATCTAAAGCTTTCTTTTCGGTAGCAATATCATTTCGAATGACCGACGTTTTTCCAACGCCAACATCGTATGTGCCATAGTCAATACCATCACCAAATTCTGGGATAGCAGTACCATTAGCGCGATAGAATTCTCCGAGTTCAGTGGAAGCAGCACTAACCTTGGAGAAATACAGCATGTTTTCCGCGTCTCTTCTCAGAGCATATACGAAAAAACCTGAGGATTCTGATGGTAAAAACTCACCAGAAATCGAATTACTTAGGGTTAATGCCATGTTTAACTTCCTCTATTGTTGAAGATTTTCCAAAGAGATCCAGTCCAAATTAAACTTACAGATGCACCTGACACATCCAGAATCAGAGGAGAACTCTCCCTAACCAAATGGCCATTTTCAAATGAATAATTCGAAGTAATAGAAACTGGATTAATACTCCAAAAATTAGTAAAATCTTCTACCCATACCCAGTCACCGACAGCGCGGGGTTCGGGCATGGAGAGAGAATATCCACCAGGAGTGTTTTGTGAATCGACAGTATACTTTTGGTTAGTTGTCATACTGTATGGGCCATTAACGAACGTCCATCTGGACTTCGCCAATTCAAAACCACCTGGAGTAACACCGTCGTGTACAACAGCAACATTCTTGTCTGTATCAACAGTTACTTCTGCAAGGGCACCTGTGAAGTTAAAGTGCTCCGCAGTAGTGCCTTTTCTTAGTTGTACCTGCTTTGTCATGATTCAAATCTCATGAAACGGACTTTGCTTCTGTTTTATTTATACTTATTAAAAATATTGCATTAAATGATAATAACGTATACTCGACCCTCTTCGAATTGTACGAGTTGTGTAGAGGCAATAGTAGTGGAGGAGTATCTGACATTCCCAATTCCAACATATGTTGCTCTTGCATAAGCTTCTTGCGCTGTTCCAATTTTGAACAGAACGCCGCGACCATCGACGGGTGGGAATATGCGACGTTTGTCGGCAGAACCACCAATGATGAACAGACCAGAACCGTCTGGGGATGGAGTGTAATCGACAAATGGGAATACCAGAGTTGTCGAAGAGAGAGTAATTTTTCCAGATGTGCCTGGATCTCTGTCGTCCCCGTAGTATCCATAGACTTGAACTTCTCTCGTTTCGCCAATGCCAGAAATCGTGAGAGTTCCAGAAGTACCAGGATCCTTGTCGTCTCCGTAGTATCCAAAGACTTGATTGAGTGCAGTATCTGCATTTCCAAGAACTCTGAAGAGCATTGTTTGCTCGCCAGCGCCCGAGGTGAAGGATACTTCTGCAGATCCAGAAATTGTTGCCTTTCCACCCAGAACATCTGCAGTAAGTTGGAACTTGGGAATTGCAGTTCCATCGATTTTGAACAGGCCAACACCAGTGACAGCTGGAGTAAAGTCGATGTTTGGATGAGTAAGTTCTCCAACGATCGAAATTGTTCCAGAAGTACCAGGATCTCTGTCGTCCCCGTAGTAACCGTAAACAGCAATTTCTCTGCTGTCTGCAGAACCACCAACATTGACAAGAACAGTGAATGTAGAAACAACAGGAGTAACGGATTCCGCTCCTCCACCAATCGCAAAGAGAGATCCAGATCCAATCTCGTCGAATGTTGCACTTTCTCCAGCAACACCAGATGCAAAGATAGTGCCACCAAAGTCAGTTGTGAGGAGAACTGCCTTGTCAGCGACTCCACTGAGAGTGAGAGTGATGACATTTTCTGGGGTTTGTGCGGAGTATGCGTACTCTGCACCGTATGCGCCCGAAACAAAGATCGTACCAGATGTGACTGGACGAACTGGAATAGATTCCGCTGATCCACCTGTTTTGAACAGAGAACCAGATCCAGAGTAGGCCTTGGATTTTCTCTCGGTGATATAACCAGAGAATGTCCCAATACCAATTCCAACTGCCGCAGATGTAATTTCTCTGTAAAGAGTTGGTGTGGTTTCTGTGGAGATGGTAATCTGACCAGATGTACCAGGATCCTTGTCGTCTCCATAATAACCATAGACCTGAATTGGTCTGTTTGGTGCATCTCCTTTGAAGAGGAAGAGACCAGGACCTGCATCGATAGACGCTGGAATAAATCTTTCTCCAGCACCAGTTTCTCTGCCAGAACTGACACCCTGAGCTGCGGTATGAATACCAAGAATGTAGATCGTACCATCTGTGATGATAGGAGCGTTGGTTCTGGAAATAGCTCTGGAACTGATTCCAATAACACCAGACGCTGGATATTTTGGAATAAATCTGGTAGTAACAATACCAGGATCTCCATATTCTCCGCCCGATCCACCAGGGAATAATGTGAATCCAGTCTCGATACCGATGTTTCTTTCGATACCGTAGTGTGGAGTGTAATCGATGAATGGGTGAACCAGTTCTCCAGAGAGTCGGAGAGTTGCCTTGGTTGCAACCTCAGAGAAGGTTGCGCTGAGATCGGAGTAAGATCCGTATGGGGTAAAGAGTTGAGTGCCTTCTGGTGGATTCGAGATGAACTTCTCGACTCCAGCACCAGTAAAGGTAGCAGATCCAATACCAACTTCTTCGAATCTGACTCTCTCGACAAGTTCTCCGAAGGAGAACAGAGTTCCAATACCAACACCAACAAATTCGTCGGCGGTGATCGTGATACTCTCGGCACTTTGACCATCGACAAGGATAGTGACGGTTCTTTCTGGAGTTTGTGCAGAATAAGCTTCTTCTGCAGAACCAGAAAGTGGCAGAAGAGGAACATCTGCACGTTCGAATACAGTAATCGATTCGAGCGCGCTGGAAATCGTAAAGAGAGCTGAACCAGAACCAGGGAAATTTGGAATGAATCTGGTGACAAGTGCTCCCTCGGTGAAGGAGAGTGCAACACCAACAGAAAGTGGGAATCTGGTAGGTTGAGAATCTTCTTCGTTGACCCAACCATAATCTTCGTAACCTTTGTCGATACTTTGATCGACGAAACCAGTATTGGATGGATACAGATATTGATCGTAATCTGGTCCACCAATGGTGTTCGATCCTTCACCATTACCAATGTCACCCCAATCAATACTTGCATTATTAGTGCTGAAGTTTTCGGCGGAGGACGTTCCGTCGAACGTTGGCAGAGATGGTGTCTGTGCAAGATCGAATCCGAAGGTTGGTGTGCCACTGAGGAGACCAAAGTCTTCGTTTTCTTGACCATACCAGATGGAAGACTCGTTGTAAGAATCTGTCTGTTTTTCGCCTGTTGCTCCGCCAGCGAATCCAAAGAGACCAGAACTTTCGCCAGTATCAATAATTCTAAGATAAGTCTGACCTTCTTCTCTACCTTGACGCAGAGTGATGAGACCAGACGCGGATGGTGCAGGAGATTGTTTGACATCTGCAGCACCACTGATGAACTTGACCCCTGCAGCAGGAGGCGTAACTGCAGAACTCTCTGCAATGCCGCCAATGGTAAAGAGGGAACCAGAACCAAACTCTGTTGCTGGAGTAATGGACTCTGCACCAGATCCACCGATAGTGAATTTGCCTTCGAGACCAAATACGGTATGTTGTGGAGCCTGACTGAACCAGTTGGCACCAAAGATGTTGATGCCTGCCTTGTAAGTGGCAATGCCAGTAATACCAGATGTTTCGTAATCAAATACAACTGCCTCGACGGCAGGTTCGGACATGAAGAATGTACCGACACCCTGGTAATTTGCTCTGCTGAAGGAGTCTTGACCAGAGATACTTTCGTCGTCTCCGTAAATTCTGAATGGTCTCCAACCGATAATGATATACTTCCAATCGTCGGCAGCAAATGCGACCTTGGATACCAGACCCCAATCCTCGTATCCATTTGGTTGTGGATCTGGAACCTGACTGATGAATCCCCAATCTAATGGCTCTACATAACCATCTTGTTCTGTAGGAGATGTCCAGAATGGAGTATAATCTTCGAGAAGTTGACCACTGATGGTAAAGAGATCCGATCCAATGAAGGATTGGATTAGTCTGACCCCAGTAGCAGCACCACTGACAACAAATTCTGCTGTTGCCGATGGTGGGAAGTGAGTAAGTTTGAGTCCTTCGGAGAATCCAGTGAAGAAGAACTCTGCACGTTCTTCTTCGCCTTGGAAAATGATACTTTCTGCAGCAGCACCGCCAGTAAGAACAAGACCAAAACTCTCGATTCCTTGTGGTACAAATGCTTCCGCACCAGATCCACCGAATGTAAATTGACCTTCTTCGCCAAATACGGTGTGTTGAGGTGCCTGACCAAGACCAAGTTGACCAACTGCAGTGATAGTACCAGAACCTTCGAATGCGAAGACTTTTCTTTCTTCGTCTGGCAGTAAACCATCTCTGAGAGATAGTGTTGCACTTTCTCCAATATACCTGTGTTCAAATCTCTCAAATGCTCTGGTAAGAGCACCAGAGTAAGTCGCCTTGGTACTAATCTTACCGTAACGTTGATCGGCAACAATCTCACCCCAATCATCAGAAGGAATAGGTACAGTCTGTTCTACTTCATAACTGATCTGAGTTACGCCGTAGTGATCCCAGGTTGGTCCACTGGATACAGCCTGATAAATTCTGTAAGTATATTGACCTCTGTGTACAGCATCCAGAGGAATGGTGATGTCTCTTAAGGTATCGAAAGAATTGTCATTATATGCAATGACAGTGTTAATTCTTACCCAAGAAGTCCCGTTCCATCTATCAAGAACTAAACTTTCGCTTGAAGTATCTGGATCTTCTCCACCATTGGCATCATTACCTCTGATTGCCCTGATGGTAATGCTTGTTGCGTTGGTAGTATCTACATCCCACTCAAAGGATCTACCATTGGTGATGCTGCCGAATTTAATATGTTCGCCAATATTAAATCCGCCGACCTGACCGATTCCTGTCCCAGACTGAGCAAGGAATGTTCCAATGTATGTGGGATTGTACGCAGCGAAATCACTGGTAGTGATAATTCTGGTAACAATCTCCGTAATGTCGGTTACGGAAAGTAGACCGTAATCAACAGACTCTACAAGATCGGCATCTGCGAAACTATTGATAGAACTATTCGTACTATCAAATGTCGTGCCACCTTCGGAGAAGTTGCCACCTTGTTTGACAGAGATTGAACCAAAGTCTTGTTCTTCGAATGTCCCTGAGAAGATGGAGTAATCGTAGGTTCTACTCTCATCTCCAGTACCGTTGAGAACTTCCTCGTTAGGATGAGCTTCAATATACTCATCTGGATACTCTTGAGAAGTTCCACCTGAAACGGTGAGTGTAATTCTGGATACGAACGGATATATGTTGAATTCCGCCGTTTGTGCCTCGTCTGAGACTGTGAGACTTCCAGATCCGACTTCTGTGAATGTCTGTCTTGTGGCCGCTTCCCCGCTGAGGGTTGGTTCTGGTCCTGCGGCACCCAAGTCTGGTATAACCAGTCTCTCCAGACCTCCTCCAATCTCGAAGAGGGTGCCAGACCCCTGCCAAGGTGCCTGAGAACGCGATATCTTTCCTTGTCCCTGTATGAGAACGGGTAGATGCGATACTGCTGGTACAAAGGCAACTTTTTCTTCCAAAGTATCTTGGATCGTACCCATTGATCCAAATGGAAGTATGTCGCCTACCCAGACTACTAGTCCGTAATCATTTGGGTTAAAACCTAATTCGTCTTCTTCAATAATATGGGCGTCTGTAATATTGCCAAAGTCCTCCGACGACGTTTCCGACACCGTAATGTCTCCGAAGGTGTCGGTAACGAAGTAATTGATTCGAGTTTCGTCGTAAGTAAAAACTCTGGGCGCCATATTCTAGCCTTCATTTAATGAAAAGGGGAGGCGCTCTTTTGAAGCACCTCCCTACATAACGAAGATCTATAGTATGTATAAATCAGTCAAGTGCAACGTTCAGGGTGATCTTAATTTGGTCACCGTTGTTTTGAATGTTGTAAGGACCGTTTGTGAATCTCTCAGCGTACATGATGCTGGAGTAGAGAGTCGCGGTATTCAGACCAGCAACACCATTTGCGGTTGCAGTCAGAGAAGGAGATGTGTAGAACTCGTCTGCGTTAGGTACGTTAAAGACGGTGTATACGTTGGACTCAAGAGTTGTGTTACCAGCACCAGCAGCAACATAAAGAATATCGCCAGCAACCAGACCGTGATTCTGAGCGAGAATCTTACCGAAACTAAATGTGATCGATGGGTCAGTCTGAGGCTGAATGTTGTCGATCAGTGCCTTGTCGAGATAAACAACGTTCAGAGCTCTATCAAGTCCAATGATTCTAGTTCCAGTTTGGATACCAGGGTTACCTGCGACGTACTGACCGAGAGTCAGATCGTCCATGGTGATGTCGGAGTCAACAGTGAAGTAGAAGTTACCAACAACGCCGATGCAAGGATCAACGTTTGTTCCCTTCGAAATGGTTGTTCCGATACCAACACCAGCAGCATGCTCAACACCCTGAAGTGCAACAGGCATGTTATTTGCACGAGTCACATAGTAACCATAGATGTTACCTGCGGGACCAGTGAAGGTGAAAGTTTGTTCTGGATAGGTTGCGGTTGTACCACTACCAACGTTCTTAATAACCCAACGAGAACCATTCAGCAGAATACCATACTGCTGTGTGTAATTCTGATCTGTTCTATTATTTACGCAATTAGGATATCCTGTATTTGATGTCGTTCCATATCCATTGGTGTTACCGTCAATGTATGGCTCGAAATACGCCGTGGTAGAAGGAACGTCACCTTCCGCTGGGGTGGTGTTACTCGTAAACAGTTTGAGAACGAGGTTTCTTGGTGAAGTATCCTGAAGGTCCTGCACGAAGTTATTCTGAGCAATCAGATAACGGAGAGACTCAATTTCACCAATATTGGGAACTAGTAATGCCATCGAAACAACTCCTTTTGGGGGTTAGACTTTAAGAACTATTGTTATTTATAATTTTAATTTTAAAGAGATCAGGAATCTTCTAATCCCAGAGACACCAAACACATCAAATGTGAGGATATCGCCCGCAACAATTGTTTTATCCCAATTATTTAGTACATCGTCAAAGTACTTGTCAACGCCAGATAGGATAATTCTGCTTCCACCAGTAATGCTGGTAAAAGTAGGATAGTTGGTAAAATTAGACTTCGAGATCTCAAAAGCTACGTTTCCAGTCTGATCCGAAAGAACTGTAACCGAATCAATAACACCACTAACATCAAGTGTTACCTTTCCTTTGTTACCAGAAAGCATATCAGAACTGCCACTATCTATCACATAGTTGATAGTTCTAGTTAAGTCGGCAGTAGTAGCAAGTGCGATGATAAAGACATCATCATTGGCTAGTGGTGCCTGAGTAAAGATAATCTCGGCACCAGAAATAGTAAAATCTGTTGCTGGGTTTTGTACATCCCCATTCTTAACAACTATAAGTTGTTGATCGTTGATTGGGGCATAAGGATTTCCCCCATCATTTAGTGGAAAATTGAGTTGTGACCCATCAAATCCACCACTAATATCATCAATAACAATATTTCCATATTGAATTGATTTTGTTGGAATTTCATAGTCAACTCCAACTCTATAATCACCTGGTTGATTTACCTGTACAAGATAATTTGTCATCAGGAAACTCCAGGTACAACGAGAACATTGCCTTGAATTGGTTTGGTTTTATATGAATTGGGCGAAACTAATACCAAATCATAGACATATCTACCGCCCTCTATTGCAGCAGTTGCCGTCGATGCAAACGAAACTTTGCATTGTCCCGCTAGTCTATTGGGAAATGAAATTACGAACGGGTAGTATTTTGTTGCCCCAGGATGTTTTTTCATCTTGGATTCCGCAGTATATCCCGTAAGATTTAATGGGGAACCATTAGTATTCTGAATAGTAAATGTGGCTTCAAAATCTACTCCCTGATCAACCACCAAATTAATAACTCTTGCTGCCATTATCCACAGGGTCGGATTTTAACTATTTATCCAATTTTTCCAATAGTAGTTTTACCATATCTTTCAATTCACTAACCTCACTTTCGAGGTTAGCAATTTTTTCTTTTTCACTTAATGCCTTTGACTTCAGTTTTATATACTCATCATAGTCCTTGTCAGAGGTATTGAGAATTGCATTAGAATTCGTATCTCTGACAAGGCCTACATGATTTTCTACTCTTAAGTGCATGTTAGATGGATGCAATTGCTCTCAGATCGCGAATCTTAGGAACATAAGCGTAGTTAGTACCAGTCATAATGATCTTGATCTGGAATCCTGTGAAAGGAGGAAGATCTCTTACATTGTATTCATATTCGCGATAATCATCTAAAGCATTAGAAGCGGTGATTCTTCTATCAGGCAAACCACTATTCTTAGAAATATCAATTGTCACTCCATCACCATCAAGGTTATCATAACCAGGGAAGAGTTCGAATAGTTGATATTCCGCAGGAGTATCAGGTCTAAAGATTCTGTAAAGAACTCTAATATCATTAGTGGAATGTCTGTAAGCATCAAACATTACTTTCAATCCATCTGCCGACTTTTCAAGATTTACTGGTTTGGACAGATAAATTGCAGCACTTGGATCCCTATCAAGAGAATTCACTCTCAGATCGGTAGCATAATTATCAATCTTATCATTAATTCTATCCATCGTAGTGATGACATTGACTCTATCCAAGTCAATCATTGGACTTACTTTGGTATCCTCTGTAGAGAGTGTAAACTCCATCGTGAAAGACTTTCTGCCAGGAAAATCTTGGAGTCTAGCAAGTTCATTGACTTTAGAGGCAATGATTCTTGGAGAATTAAATGGATTGTTACTATTAAGAGAAACTGGTTCAAATCCCTGATCAACAAAGGGTTGAAGAGAACCATCTGGGCTGTTGCCCGTGAAAGTTCTGACTCTTGCAGAGGCTCCTGTTCCTTCTGGTTGAAGGATAGAAACGTTTGTTCTCAGAGAGTTAAATGGAACGTTTTGAGTTGCTCTAGGAACATTCTGAGAACCAACGATAGAATGTTGATTCTCATAAGATCCAGCAGACTTAGTTTCATTAAAGTAAAGTGCTGGAAGAGATGCGGCAACTCCACGGTCGGTTCCTCTACTGGAAACACCAACCTTCACCCAGTAATGATCAATATCGAGAGGATATTTGGACAAATCAGTAGATTCGAAACTGTGCTCGCAGTTAATTCTTCTCAAAGATATGCCATTGAGTTCATACTTAAAGACGACTTGATTTTCACTATAATCTCCAGATTTAGTATCATCGATTGCTCTAGTAATACCAGTGATTGTTCCGTTACTGGTGGAAACTCCAGTGTATCGAATAATCTCTTGTCCAAGTTTAACATATCCAGGATTGTTACCATCGACAGGATAGTTTTCAAAGGCGGTGAAAATACCAACAGAAGTTACGGGGAGATCATCCGTTTGAGATGAATTATAGGATGCTGTAATCTTTTCTGGTTTTACATCACTTTCAATTCCAAATAGAGATACTCTATCAAGTCCAGAATACATTCCATGATTGGAGTGTTTGACTCTGAAGTGGAGACCATCGGTTACAGTATCAGTAAACTGGATAGTGGCACCATTGAGAATTGTAGAACCACCAGCACCAACATAAACAATATTAGAAGATGCATCGACTTTAGGAGATCCCTGAATATTATCAATAACTAAGGTGTTGAATGCACTAATAATACCAACTTCATTTGGAATAGTGAGAAGAAGATTCTTACCAAATCCGCCTGTATCTACTGCATTAACCGTCAAGATATCGCCAGCAGAATATCCTGTTCCACCGATAGCAACTGTTGCAGCAACAGCAACACCACCGTTGACGTGAATATTTGCCTTAGCACCAGAACCATTACCAGTTCTAGCGATGAGAGGAACGTTACTATAAACGACGGAACCACTAGTGAACCCTGCACCGATAGAACTGAGAACGAGGTCACTTCCGACTCCAACCGCACCAAGAACCTTAGAAAGTTTTGCTTTAAAGTTACTATTGTTTTGTTGTTGAATTGTAATACCAGGTGTTAATGCAGCTGCTTCTGTGGAGGTCAGACTCTTAGCAAGACCAACAACTACATTTCTAGAAACCATATCAAGTGGATTTCTTCTTAAAGCAGCAATTTGTCTGTTACCGACATCTAGATCGGGATTATAGAACCTAACGTTTCCTTGATTTGCTGCGAACTCTGCTCTATAGAGAGTGAACTTAAGATCTTCAAACTGACTGGGATCCCAAGTAGCACCGTTCTGTGACTTGAACAGAGAACCGAGGAGTGGTTGTTGAGAAACAATAATTTTCTCGGAATCTGGTCTATTTACTGTGGTGATGTCTTCCTCTCCCATTCTGGAGATGAAGACGGTATACTCATTAGATGCCGAAAGAAGAACCAATGCATATTCACCGCCACCTTCACAATAAACAGGGGATGGGAACTCAAAAGTAGTTGCCTTTGTTCCATCTTCAGAAACCACAACATTATCTGGATCGAGAATTGCCTCACCAAATGGCAGAATTGTTTGGGTTGGCAAACCAGTTTGCAAAGTTCTAACTTGGAGAGTAACTGGCAAACTCTTAGAGTCCTTAGTTCTAAAGAACACATCACACTTGGTGAGGAATACACCATTTACATCTGGAACCTCAAAAGATTCGGCAAGAGGGTCAACCCATCTTGTTTGTTGAGTTGTTCTATTACTAAATGTAGTATCAGCAACTAATCTAGTGTCGGTCTCAGTAATTGTTCTAGAATCCGATCTAGGAATTCTTTGAACATCTGCATTTCTCATTCTCAGAGTAGATTCCTCTACATTCTGTAGAGTACCTTGAGAAGTAAAGTTTGTTTCGGCAGAACTATCAGTGAATCCAGAAATAGTTTCATTAGTAGAACTAGAAGACAACGTGAATGTCTTTGTACCAGTGTCAAATGTAGGAGTAGCTGGAGTAACGGGATCGGGGATAAACATAGATCCAATCAACACGCCTGCTTGATCAGTAATCAGTCTAATGTCCTTAACGGTAGCAATAGCACCACTCGATTGACCAACTAATCTCATTCCCTTACTTACATAACCAAAGAATCCAGATGCAGACTGGAGTTCCAGAGATGCAGTATCAACGTTCAATGCTGTTGCTGTAGAAGAGTATGTCGATGACAATCCATCGGCAGGAGAATATGGATTTACTTTATAAACTTCAGTTGGAGCATTGTATGGGCCATACTTGTGGTTTTGTTGTGCAAGTCTGAATCTAACGTTGGCAGAACCTAAAGATCCCTGAACAACTTCTCCAGTACCAAAAGTACCACTGACCATTTCAATTTCAATCAGTTTGGGTACAGTGTACCTATTCATATCAACGTTATCGAAGAATGAATAGAGTCTGGTATTAGGTTTCAGTCTTCTGCAAATAAATTCAATATTTCTCGATCTCATCGTTGCGACAACATCGAGAGAGACTACTTTATCACCAAGGCTGGTAGAGTCGAATCTTTCACCAACACGGAACTGAATGCCTTCTCTGGTTTGGTTTCTAGTTGTAGTAGTTGTCTGATTTCTGAAGGTTGTCGTTCTACTTGTTGTGGTAGTTGTAGTAGTAATGGGAATACCGCGACCACCTTGGAAACCGCCACGACTTTGAGAGCTGGTAGAACCAATATCTCTTGAAATAGTTTCAATAGCGCCACCAAGACTGACACTTTGTCCAGTCCAAGTAGTCTCCCAAGATCCCCAATCAACTGGAGACATACCAGTATTACTATCTGCACCAGTAATCGCCATAGAGGCACTAAAACTACCTTCAATATCGTAGGTTCTGGCACTTCTTCTAGTCTCGATCCAAGTATCACTAGATGGATTCAGTTCAATTTGACCAATCCAGTTGACAACTGCAAATGGGTTTACGTTTTCAATTCTCGTAGCAAACTTATTCTCAATATACGTTACATTAGAATAGTTAAGACACACAACGTCACCCTTTCTCACAACGTTCGTATCGCCGAGGTCACTTACAAATCGATAGTCTGCAGATGGGTTGGCAGATGTAGCCGCACCAACAACAACTTCCGAACCCAACAGAAGATCAATAGATGTCGTATAGTGAGATGGTCTCAATCTTCCAGCAACAGTGTCAATACTTGCCTTAAATTGGACATTTTGAATATCACCACCAAGAATAGACTTAAAGTTATCAACAAAGAAACCTGCCTTAAATCTATCCAAGTTAGTCTGAGGATCCCTCAGAGTCATGTTAGCGGTCTCACTTTCCAAAAGAGAAAGTGAAGTATAATATTCTACATTCTTCAGTCTCTTTTCAATACCCGCAATATCCTTCATTCTATATCGCTTGTGCGACTGAAGACGTGTTCTTACCTGGTCTGCAGAATAAACATATGGAGGGACATAGATTGTCGCAACTTCCAGAGCATTATCCAAAGTATTAGGTACTTTGGGCACATCCGCAGGGACACCTTTCTGAAGACTAAAAATGCCTTCTTTTGTCAAGTAAAGTTTATCAATTCTACCAACATAATAATCATAAGAAAGATTTGTAGATTTATCTTTAGCAATGATGTGAGTAGAAGATGATGTTAATGGGTCAAAAGTTCTAGACTCAAATTCAAATGGAGATAATGCGCCAGAGAATGATGTTACTCTTGGTCTAAAATCAATAATGTCAGATGCAGGAAGTCTATCTACCGTAGGAAGATCGTAGGTATATCTGTCAGCATCATAAGAATTGATAACTACGAAATCTCCAGGATCCGAAGAATCAATATAGTAGTTGTTATAAACTACTTTAAGTTTTCTGGAGGGAGAAGAAGAGGCAGACTTTCTGATAATGGCAGAATAGTTAACATACTCTCTAAGTTGTCCAGGATCAAATTCAAAGTTGTCTTTAATATCTCTATCACCAGGAATGATCCCAGAAATGTTTGCAGAAATATTAGATTCTCTAAATTTAACTAACTCATTACTACTAAAGACATTTTCATTTAGATATACAAACTCAATTTCGTTAGTTCCATTGGTTGCAACGAATGCTGCGGCTGCACCAGAATCTTGACCAATAAGAGTTTCGCCCTTAATCGCATTTAAGATATTTGAATTTAAATTTACGAGGGTAAGTTTTGGAAGTGCTGGATCAGAAGAAGTGGAAGACTCGAAAATACCAATGACCTGAGCAACATCCGAAATACCAAGAGAGATTCTTCTATCTTGAACTCTAGTTCCGTAAATCGTGCTGTATGTCAGTCCATCATCTAATTTTTCTACGCCTGTTCCAGAACCACTCTTAGAAGACTTATCGATCAAAGAAATACTACATCTCTGATAAACCTTCTTTTTGGGTTTGAGATTAATTTTTTTCCAAGTAACAGTCAGTTTTCCATCACCGTTAGTGCTGATATTACTCAGAGTTACCGTTCTACCAGAAACGGTGAGTTTTTGATCCGTGAGTGGTTCAATAGTTCCATCATCAAATGATAGAGTATAATCCTCTTCATCAAAAGGTTCCAGAGTCAAGTTTGGATCGGTTTCGAGAACCTGGCTGAAAGCACCTCCAGCAACAGATACTGCATAGGACTTTCTGAATACAATAGAAGAAGATGTCAGGTCTACGTTAGATACGTTAGATCTTGTTAGATCTGAAAAGAGATATGCATCTCCATCATTCTTGACCTCTAAAGAAACGTTAAAAAAGTCATTTGTAGTTATCTGTCCAGAGGGCAGAGTTCCATCACAAACTCCAGTAACGTTAGTTGTAGCAGCAAGTACAACGTTTTTAGATGCAGTATTAACTGCAGATACTCTGTTGTAAGTTGGAACTGTATTGCCAGTTTTTGTGTACTGAACAATATCACCCGTTTTGATTCCAACTGCAAATGATGCATTTGCAGAAGTAACCGTAGAAACACCACCAGATGCAGCAGAAATCGTATATTGTGTTCCTGCAGGTGCCAGAAGTTTACCAAGATTCAAGATTGGATCTGCAGTAAATGGGACACCAGAGTTTCCTACGATTTGGTGTACATCATCAAATCTATAATCCTTTGCTCTAGTGATCGATCTATTGAATACTTCACCATTTACGATAATTTCTTCACCCGATTGGAAAGATCCAGATACCTGATACAGTACCATTTGGTTGGTATCTGACATATCTTCATACAAATATCCAGATGCATTACTGCTCTGTCCCTCAACAAAGGCAGGTCTAGAGAGAGTCGATGTTGCATTCAGATTCAAATAACTAAATGTCTGAACATCATAAAGAGATGCCTCAAACTTTGTTGTCGCATCTTGATACTCAGAGTTCTTGAGTTTTAAATCATATACTCTAGCAACACCAATTTTTGTTCCAGATGCAGTGCCTGGTGTTGTTGTTCTTTGGTCATACAAATGAACCATGGATGTGGTTCCAAATCCAACAGGAGTAGAACCATATACATTATTGAGTTCAATTTGTCTACCCAGAGTAAAGGAAAGGGACTCATTCTTTTGTGTAAGAGTTGTTCTTGCCTTTGGTAGATCGATATTTGTAGTATTGATAGTTTCTACTTCATATCCCCTAATGTAAGCCTTACCAGGACTTACAGAAAGAGTCAGGAGATCATCGGAAGGAATATTTCCTCCTTTTGTTTTTTGATTTTCAAAATATACACCATTATTGCCCTGTCTATCATTCAGAGATTCTCTGGTGGAGAGAGTAAATGGTCTTACATAGTAATCTCCAGATTCGTCATAGGTTCTTCTGGCTAATTCATCTCTAATGAGATTATAATTACTATCTTTAACAAACTTAGAGAGAATTCCATTTTCTACTCTTAGAAGTTCTACAAAGTTTTCATCATCAAAGTCATTCAACGACTTTTTGATGAGAGTTGTGGAAATTTTAAATCTATCAGCACCTGGTGCAGCAAAGTTAGAAAATCCCCTAGCATTATCAAACAAATCCGAATTCGTTTGGGATGCTGTGACTAACTCCTCAGTTACCAACAAACCAACTCTATAACTAGGTCTATTAGAATACTGATCGAGGATTACTGTTTGCGACTGAACATTTACAAAGAAACCACGAATAAAGTATACTCCATCAGCAATCTTTGCAGCTGAACCAGTCCTAGTAGAACTGGAAATAGTCGTAGTTGCAAAACTAGAACCAGATCTAATATTAGAAAGTCCGTATTGAACCTCATCAAGAGTAATAAGGTTTTCCCCATCAGAGAATGTCTGTCTGGCAAAGTCGGTTTCACTAGAACTCTGATACTTTACATACAGAGTGTAGTTACCAAGATCAGACGTAGAATTGGTGATAAAGGTTTCTACCTTAGCAGTTACACCACTATCTTCGCCTTTGATTGTTTTGCCAACCAAACTATTCAGATAAAGATTAACTGGTAGACCCAGGTGGGTCTCGTCAATCATTACTGCGGTGAAATCCGAATCATATGCAATCTGACCAGGAATAACAACGGATCCTTCTTTAAAGAAATGCTTACCGAACTTCTCAATCTGATTCTGAAGGATCGATTGCAGAGTCGTTAATTCCCTAGCCTGAATAGGGAGTCCTGGCTTGAATAATACCTTTTGATAATTTTTATCTTCACTAAAATCGTCAAAATATGGAGACGCATTGAGGTTAGTATTTTGTGGCATTGTTCTTTAGAACTCCAGTACGATTTTAATGTCTTCCTTCTGACTAGATGATCTGGGAATTGCGGTCCTATTATCGATGTAGATAAGCTCTCCAGATTTCTTGTTGTATTCTGCCGAAGCAATACCAGCGACGAAGTTAATGCCTAACTGGTATGTCGTATTATTTATTGACGTTGTAATACCGTTGAAATCAGTGTTCAACGACAAAACTGGTCCAGTTACAGAACTACCATTGATAGTAACTCCATATCCTGCATCTGGATTTGAGGTGAATGGAATAATTTTATATCCACTCTCACTCTTAGCAAGACCAACTGGTTGATAATACTTAAGAACTGCAGTAACGGGATCCCATGATGCAACCATACCGATGGCGGTAGATCCAAGTCCAACTGTTTGAGTAATGGTAGAATCCACGGCATAAGTTGTCTGTGTAGAAACACCAGACAGTTTTAGTGCCTGAAGACCACTGACAACTGATGTATCTAGAAGTTCTTTGTCACTTCCAAATACAGTGGGATTTTTAAGAACTCCAATTCTGGCAAAGTCATTGCCCTCAATAACGTCTGGGTTTGTCTCTTGAGTTTCAAATCTAGAATAGAGAAGAACTCTATATGCACCAAGTTCACGATAAATGTCATAACCATGCCCACCTTTAGGAGGAATAATCACTCCAAATTGAGCTCTTGCTGTAGTACCAATACCAGTGTTAGTGAGGTTTTCTAATGGACCACCAGCCTCACTTCCAGGAGCACCTGGATAGAACTGAATATTTCCATGAGTGTATCCTTTACCACCATCAGTAACAAAGATTTCGGATACTTTACCGAAAGAGTCAATTGTAATCGTTGCCTTTCCACCAGTTCCATCGCCAAGGATGGGAATATTTGCAAATGAAGTGGAGATTGGCTGATAACTCGTACCTCTATTATCAATAACTACGACTTCAATTTTTCCATCAATAGCATTATTTTTGGTAGATACAGTCTCTCCCTGCACACCCCAGTTCTCTGGAACTGGAATATACTCAATAGAATCAAATTTTACGATCTCGGATGGTTTAATGGTATAAAGATATTTCCAAATATATCCATCACCAGATGTACCAGCAGCTCTTGGTTCTAAGTCAATAAATTGTGGTTGATCGTAAGAAGGACGACCTTTTGGATTCTCGGGGTCAGATCCATTCTGCAAACAAATATAAACTCTCAGATCTTCATTGACAACATAATAATTTGCTTCATACAGATTTGCCTGTGAAGTAGTTGGAGTCAAATTATAGATGTTATAGTCATGTCTATACATCTCATAGGTTTGTCCCGCAACCCAGTTTACTTTTCTAATAAGTCTGCGGACATCCTTATCAGTAACTTTCTTCAGGGCAATAATAGATTCTTTTACTTCACCCTCTTCCTTAAAACCATCTAATGGCGAAGGTGTGTTAGTGTTCCAATCACTAACACCGCCACCCTCAGGATTCGTGGAATTTGGTAGTCCAATAAAAGTATAATACTTATTAACTGTAGAACCAACGCCAACAAAACTTTTCACAAAAGTCTCTGCGTTGAGAATTCTAAATTGGTCTGAAATGATGGCGGGCATTTTAACCGAGCTGATTTTTTCTTTATTTATAGACGTTATGTAAGAGGCTTCGTTCTACTGATTTGTGCAGCAGTGGAAAGTCCAACCAATCCAGCATCAACATTGACAAAGAAGTTCTCTGGATTTCCAGAAATTCTATTCTGGAAATCGTAAATTTTACCCCAAGAATACTTACCATAATAATCACTAATTGCTGTAGTACCAATTCCAACTTGAATTTGACTATTACTATTTGGTCCAGGTAAGAATGAACAAGTAACAGTAACAATACCACTTACCACATCAGGCACAGTAACATCATCGACTCTGAACAATCCATTCAAATTCTCGCCTTCTGAAATAATTCCAACTTTATTTGTTGGATAGTTATTGTACCCACCAACGTGAGTACTGATTCCAGTTAAGGCATGTCCAACAACTACTGGACTATCGTAAATTACGAAATAATCACCTATTTGGAGTTGGGAATTATTAATACCAAAAGCATTTAAAGAAGAGTATCCATATCCAAGATTAGTATTATCATTAAATTCGGACTTGAGATAGAATTCAAGTTTTGGTGGAACACTAAATCCAATTCCAGTAATAAAGGTATTCATTCCAACAATTGTTCCAAAATCACCAACTGTCTTGAAGGAATATACAGTTTCTCTCTTTGGCGTATCTGTCTGTACAACTACTGGTGGATTAGTGTCGTATTCATATCCAAAACCACCATTGATAATCACTGCAGTAGAAACTCCGCCATTTGTAACGGCACAAGTTGCAGTTGCTCTGTTGAAGATTGGTTCTGCGTAATATGCAGTTCCAGAACTACCAACAACAATAAGTCTGCCCTCTAAACCAAAATCAGAGAACACTAGATCTCCAACTGGTTGACTTTGGCCACTATATCTATAGTTCCAGTTTGCAAGATCTAAAGAATAATAAATTTCACCCAGTGTGGTAATGCCAACATAGATTCCATCCTTATATCTCAGTTTATCAAAATCAAAGGTTGCAGGAGAAGTGGTGCCTGCTGGAAGATTTTCGCTAAATGGGAACCAGAAGTTTTTATCAGTTGAAGTAACAATAGTACCTTGATCACCAACAGCAACAAATCTACTTCCGTCATAGATAACATCTTTCAAATTCTTTAAGGTATTACTGGTCTTAAGTCCCCAAATTCTACCTTTATTAGAAGCAAGAATAGCACCACCATTTCCAACAACAATATATTCATTTTGTGCATATGTAATGCCATGAAGTGTCTGTGGAGTACCAGAATACTGACTATAAAGAGTTGTTGTTCCAATTCCAACACCAGTGAAAATGGATCCACCAAATCCAATGGCAACCCAAGATCCAGCGGTAGGATCCCACATCACATCATTAAATTCTCTATCAAAAGTAGTTGGATAGTCAACACTAAGACCAATAGAAGGAATTTGTCTCTGTTCGATAAGATTCAATTCCGTCCAAGGACCAACAGTATCGCCGTATGCGACTGCAGTCGCAGCAGCTGCATATTCACCAACCGCAATAGTTCTATAATTGGATCCTTCTACTCCAACGTCAATGGCATTAAAGGTTATTGTTCCACCAAATCCAATATTTCCTCTTTCCCAGAAGAAACCACTAAGAGTATTGATGTATTGACTACTACTGCCAACTGCAATGATGGGTTCATATTGAGTGATGGCCTGTAAGTTTGAAGAATAGATTTCTCCTGTAATCACATCAAATTTCCAATCGACCATTGGATCCTTTCTTGTCACTTTTGCGCCAGAGATAGAAATCTCTGGATTTGTGACATTCAGATATCCAACACCAGAAGAAGCAATACTTAAATTAGAAATACTAGAGGAAGTAGATACTACTGTAGTAATAATTGCTGGTTCGATCTCTCTTTCTTCGAAAATTTCAATGTGTCTATCTTCTTCAGTCAAAAGATCAATTTCACTGAATGTTGGAAACGCATTTTGGACATATATCGCATCATCTGTTTGTCCGACGTTATTGATAATTCTAGTAACTGGACTAATTTTACTTCTATAATTTAATCTGTTCTTAGAATAATAGACACCCGAAATAATTTTATCAGACTTCTGTTTTTCCCAAGAAAGTGGTCTCTCTGCATCCTGAGATGTGTTAATACCCAAACTATCATAGGTAAAGGTTTCAAGTACATCGGAGGCAACGATTCTCTTGGACATTCTCTCAAACTGGTCTCTATCGAGAACATCCAATTTATTTTCTTTAATCTGAATGATATCTCCAGGTTTAATTGTTGCTGGAGGTTCAATCTCCTCAACATCAATAGAAGATCCTCTATAATAGAAAACGGAACACTTAGATCCTTCCTTTGGAGCTTCCGTAAACAGAACTCTACTGCCCTTCCAGCTATATGCTTCTCCTGGGGTCTGGAGAATGTCATTGATATAGATGAAAATGTTATTTGTGACATCCATATCACTACCTTCTACAGTCTTGAGACTGAGAATTTCGGTTACACCAGCAGTGGTAACGGAGAGTGTAAATTTCTTTCGCAGTCCATTAAAGAATTCCGAAATATCATCAAAGAGAACGAATTGACCAGGATAAAATCCAAAGAATTTATCATTTCCAATCTCAATAACATTTAATTGGAACTCCGTAAGAACTCCCACTCTTGGGTCCGTAGAAAGTCCAGCAATAGTCAACGCATCATTGACTTTAAATCCCACACCCTCTTCTTTAACATCAAATACACCAATCTCACCATCAACATTGACGGCAACATCTGCAGTTGCATTTGTGCCGATGCCACTTGTGGTGTATCCAACAGAATCTTCATTATAAATTAGTGGAAGATTGAAATAACCGATTGGTTCCGAAATTTCAAGATAAACTGGTTTTTCTACAGTACCACCTCTGGAATACATCCATCTAGAAGTAACTAATCCAGACTGAACACGGAAATTGGCATTATCAAGTTTCTCTAGGACATATTGTCCGTCACCAAACTGATCGGATACCAAACCATAAGCATCAAGATATGGAAGTGGATATCTATAGACATGTTGTACAGTTCCACTTCCATCGTAACTGTACTGAGTAATCGTGGATGTTCCAACAAACGAAGAGAAGATGGTTGAAGTACCCACTGTGTCTACCTGAGATCCGTTATAGTATGGATCGGTAACTCTGGGGAAAGTAAGAATGCCAACTCCGCCATCATAATTGCATGTCATGGCAATTCCAGACATGATTACAAAATCCCTCTCAGAGAGATAGTGTGGTGTCGTTGTAGTTACTGTAATAATTCCAGATGCACCATCATAAACTGCATCATAGATATTCAACTCTGGCCAGTAATTAGTGGTCATTGCAACACCAGCAGCAACCACAAAGTCATCCGTCTTTACTCCATGAGGAGCATAAGTTTGGAACGTTCCTGTTGATTGTTGATGTGTGTGGACACCCAGAGTAGAAATGCCGAGATTTACAGTAAAATCAATTGTACTCGGAGTGGACTTTACCTCATAGTAGGGTTGTCTCAGTGGATATTCAAGATCCCCAATAGGAGTACTAAATCCAATTCCAGTAAGTTTGACAACATCGCCAACAGAGAGTCCATGAAGATTTGTGCCTTGGATTGTGGCAATACCAGTAGCATCTGTGTAATAGACGTTTGCAATTGTAGTAACAATTCCAATTGCATCGCCAACTGCGGTAATTGTAGTAACACCATTAGAAGGTTCATAATCTACAAAAGAAATAGTTTTGGGAATGAAATAATTTGCACCAGGATCTACAATACCGAGTCCAGTAATAATACCAGCATGTGCCTTAGTTGCAGTACCACCAGAAACATAATTATGAGCATGAGTAGTAATACCAACAAAAGCCGTGAAGGTATCTGCAGTGGCGCCGATTAAATCGAAACCTACAAGATTTCTTCCCTCAAGAATATTAGTATCAATACCAGTTTTTACAGTTCCGCCACTATCATATGTGTAAGATGTTGTTCCAATTCCTGCCTGAATTTCTACTACTTGTGTACTTGCAATAGAAACAATAGGATATCCATCTTCTCTAAATGTAACTGTATTTAAATCAGGATCAGTTACTAAAACTCCTTCTACAAGAAGATGCCTAGATTGATTCGATCCAGTCCCAATATAGTGACCAGAGTCAACTGTGATGGTCGCAATACCAGTGGTATAAGTATAAGCAAAAGTTGTTATATTTCTGGCAGGAAGATTCTGTACAACAGTTATGCCTGCACCAACCAGTCTAATTCGATCTCCAACTTGATAATCATGAGATGATGAAGTAGTAAAGGTCATGATTCCAACTACTTCATTATATGTTGCAGTGGAAATACTATATGTTGTTGTCGTATTTACACCGAGATATGCGGTTGCAATGGCTCCAGATCCCTCTGCAGACCGTATACGAACATCAGGAACGTTTCTATACCCCTGCCCGCCGCCAGTAAGTTGAATGACACTGACCGTTCCCGTAGACCCAATGCCGACCTTGCCAGACGCTGCCAGTGGGTAGTAGTAACCAGAACCAGTTGTCAATCCAACTCTAATGATTCTACCAGCACGAGGAACTCCGCTTAAAAAATTAATATCATTAGAAGTCGAGTCCGCAACTTCAAAATCCAATCCAGGAGTTTGAATTACATTATTAATCAAAACAAAGGGGTTATTTCCAATATCGGATCCTGCATTCACATTGTTATATGCAGAAGTGATGTCATTTAAATTTGATGTCAGTGCAAATTGAGTTCCAGCAACACCAGTAAAATCTAAAGATATATCGTCAAAAATGACATTATAATCTTTTGTTTGATATGGATCGAGTTTTCTAGAGAACATTCTTCCAGAAAATGTTGATCCTGTTTCCAATCCAGCAGGGCCCTGCTTTCCATATGGAGGGGCAGAGAAGAAAATTTCGTCATCAACAATATTGAAATCACCACTAAAAACGGATGATGTTCCTACAGTATGTGCGGCTGCTACCGTACCAAAAACACCCCTATCAATAAAAGCCTGACCAGAGGTTGTAGTTGAGAAAACTGGAAAATATCCCGCACCAGAAGAAAAAATAACAATTTCACTGATGCTGCCGACACCACTGATTACTGGGTAGAAAACACCCTCAGCTGTAGGAGTCTGTGTACCATCTACAGTAATTTTTGGTGGATCTGTACTTGCATACCCAGATCCACCTTCGACTACTTCAATTTTTTCGATTCCATAAGAGGAGTTGAAAAACGGTTTAAGAATCGCACCGCTTCCAGGAGTAAATCTGGTTGCCATTTATTCCCCCTTATTGAATATTCAGAGAACTACTGCAATAGACTCTTGTTAAACCAGTTCCATCTCTAACAATACTAAATGTCAAAATATCCTCGGCATTAGTTGCTGGAGGAGCGTTTCCACCAACCCATCTAATGCCACCAGCAATATCATTGCCATTTACCTTACATGCATCGCCATATGTGGATGATTGTCCAGCATCATTAATAATAGTGACCGTTGTCGCTTTACTATTGAGTGTTGTTACGTTAGTAAATGACCATGTAGACACGGATGTTGTAAGTCCACCCAACATTACCGTTCCCTGGGAAACATCAACAGTTAATGTTCCACCAATTGCTGTCAATGGAGTATTGAAATTACCAACAACTTTTTCAGTAATTGATCCATTAAGGTGACTGGTTCCTGTGTGAGTTGTAACACCAATTAGTTCAGTATCACCATTAACAATGAGTTTTGATGTTGGTGCGGTAGAGGCAATACCTACCTTTCCCGCAGAAGTTATGACAACCGCACTTGAATCGGTTCCCTCTTCATCGGATACTTGGAAACCATGTCCACTCGATTTTGGAACAGCATGAATTGTAGGTCTCTCAAGAGAATATGAAGTTACTTGGAGTTGAGAGGTAGGCAGAGAGGTGCCGATACCAACAAAACCATTTTGAATTCTGAAAATTGTTCTTGCAAAACCAACTGCAAAAGTAGTCTCTACAGGAGTACCAAACTCCTGAATCTTCATCCCTTCAGTAAAGTTAGCATACTGTGCAGTGATCACACCAGTGGTATTAATGTTAATATCGCTAGCGACACCCGCAGCAGTTCCCGAGTATACCGAAGTAGATGCAATACCAGCATTGGTAGAGTATCCAGCGGTAGTAGCAAAGGAGACAAAACTTACTAAATTTGTGCCATCACCAAAGTTAGAATAGATATCGTCAAAGTTCGCATTAATCTTTAGAGTTGCATTAAGTAAAGTATCTCCTGTGCCATCATTTGGGGCTGATCCTGTGTTAATACCCTGTTTAGCCATTATTCAAGTGAACTTTTCAGTTATTTATAGTTAATATGGAGGGTGATCATCCATGGTCACCAAATTGCTATCAACTCTAGTTACAGAGGAGTTAACTCTGTTTCTGTCATAATAGAAATTCTCATCAACTTCACTATTCACGGTGGCAGTTCTCTGAGAAACAAAAGTACCATCCCCAATGAAGTTAATTCTTACTAATTCTTCATCTAACTTCAAGACATCACCGATTTGCAGGGAACCAATACCTGCAGAAATTGCAACTGCCTGAGAAGATGCACTGATACCCTCTCCCGTCTGAACTTCGAGTTTCTTATTTCGAAGTGGACTTTGTACAATTCCATCAATCAGAATCAAGGCATTTTCATTTGGATTTTCATATCTAAGTGTATGAATTCCCGTTCCGAAAGAAGTGAGATCGAAAATAATAGAAGTGGAAAGTCCAGAGAATCTAAACTTAACGTCATCAATCTTCTGAACATATACTATATCGGGCAATACATTAGATCCCAATTCGGTTGGAGTGAGGAATAAATCATCATCTGGAGAAATTCCACCAATGGCAGTACCTGCGATAGAAATTGTATTTGTAGATGCATAACCAGATCCACCAGAAAGAACAAGAACTTGACTAATATCAAGGTTTTCGTCTCTTTCTACACTGAAGATTGCGCCAGATCCTGCGCCATCATTGGTGCCTGTAAGATTTGTGTAAACTGTCTGAATGCCAACTCTTGTACCCGTTACTGCAGTAACTGGGAAAGTCAAATCGTTAGTTGGAGTAGCTCCACCAAGGTGAGTACCAGCAATACTTACTGTATCACCAACATAGTAACCAGAACCACCTTCACGAAGAACAACATTAGTTGAAATTGGTTGTCCCGTTCCATCATAGGTAATCAAAACAGTAAATGTTGCACCAGATCCTCTTGTAGAAATTCCAAGAATTCCAGTTCCAAATCCAAACTGTTTTGCTCCAACAATAGGATCGGCAACAGTAGAGACACCTGTTACTGGTCCAGGAATTTCTACGTTATATCCATTTTCAAACATTGCACTTCCACCAGCGCCAGAAACACGCATAAGAATGTCTTTGGTTGCAGTGGTATATGATGTTGTAGCAACACCAATAGGATTACCAACACCCCTATCAATGATCAATCTCTGTCCACTTTGGAAATTGTGATTTGGAATAGAGAGTGAATTGTTATTCAAATCCACAACTGCACTACTTGCAGAATTAAAGGATTTCTTGAATAATGGTACGGAATTAGTTTTTAATTTGAAGTTTGTTTTGCCAAACAAATTACCAGATCTATCAAGTTGACCATCAAACCCCTCACTAATATCATCAATTTTCAAAACTTTATTAGTTTTATTAAGAATATAACTCTTGAGTGGTCTTCCTTCTGGGAAGAACACTCTTTGTACAGATCCATCTGGCAATGCATCATCTTCAGTGACCATTGCAAAATTAGTTCTCTTACCAAGATACGCTTCATTATCAATGTTGATAACAAGATCGATCTTTTGGTCAACTGCTTTTACAGCCATGTTGGTGGACTTAGCGAGACCAGCATTCACATAATTTCTTTCAATGGCATCTTTTTTGGGATCACCGATAATAACAAAATCAGAGAACTCTCTAAATCCAGATGGATGGATGATAGACCTTACTGCCTCTCTCCAAGTATCATAGGAAATATTACTCTTAATAGAATAAGAGAACTTTTGGTAGTAGAAGTTGTCGGATATTCTCTGCAAATAATCATTAAGAATACCTACGGATTGATCTACTTCACCAACTTTCTCTCTAGAAAGTCCAAGAGATGTTCTAATATTAAATCTGTTTACAGATTCAACATAACCACTGAGTTTAGATCTCTCTCCATAAAGAGTGTCTCCGGCTCTCAATTCACCAATACTATTTGTAAGTCTCAATTGACTGAGATTAACATCCCAACCATTTTCGACCACAGTTGCCTCGAATTTGGAAGAGGTTACTTTTTCGCCAGAAATAAACTTAGCATCATCAATAAGTTCCATCTGGAACTTGGCCATATCATTATAATTCGAAATATATCCAAGAGTTAATCCATCTTCATAAGAACCAAGAATGCCAGTTGCAATACCAACCATACTATAAGTTACGGTATAATTTAGCTCATCAACTGCAGTAACATCAAAGGTTCTATATCCATAGTTTTCGGAGTTAAAATTAGACTCTCCTGCTTGGAGAGAAGCAGAAGTCAATCTACAACCCTCAACATAAACTTTATCGCCTACTGCAAATGGGAACTTGATTTCTGTTGATCCATATCCAGTTCTAACTAATTTATTGAACTGTTCGTCCAATAAAAGTTCGACAGTAACGTAGTTATTCGAATGAGTGATGGCATCAATGTCATAACCATTAGTGTTCCTGGTCGGAACAATAGCAAGAGGCGAATCAAATTCAAATGCATTGTTTAAAATATCAACAGAAACAACCGATCCACCCTGAACATGTGCAGAAAGACTGATGTTGTTATTACCCAGAACTTTTAGTGTTGGTGGCTGGTGATAGTTAATTCCGCCATCAGTTACCAGAATTCTATTGATCCTAGAAATTCCACTAATGTCACATACAACGGGAACACTGAGGAATGGTAAGAGAGTTGGATCGGTTGGATAATCAAATCCATCTTTAACTCTTTCTGCGGTTTCAATTTTGCCAATTTTATCAGAATTGATTTTAACTACCGCATCCTTACCAGAAATGGTATCAAACCCAATAACCTTTGGAAGTTTCACATAACCTTTGCCCTCAAAGTTAATCTTGGTTTGAGCAATAGGACCAATAGCATCTAAAGAATCGGTCTCGTAGAAAACAGTCGTGAGACCAGAAACCGTAGTGAATAATTCGGACGATGTTGGTTTCTTATCTAAGTTAAACGAGAATGAATTTTGATTGTTTACAATGATAGTATGATCACTTTCAAGAATACTATTTTCTACAGTAATTGAGTTAAATCCTCTAACTGTGTTATCAACACTAATTTGATTTTTTCTTTGGTCTGTAGGAACAATAGGAGTCAAGAAGTAAAAAGACTTTCTTGGGAATCCAGCAAGAGTTCTAATTTGAACATTTGCTCCAACAAGACCAGGTATACCATCTCTAATTACATTAAACGCACCAGAACTACCATTAACATCAAGTTTCTTTCTAAACTGAAGATCTTCAAAAATATCCAGTCTCATATCGGCAAGACCTGGATCTGAAACATCAATTTTCAGAATGTTGCCTTTGTTTACGGTAATTGGTGGATTTATTTTTGCCAGTTCATATGTTCCAAATGGCATACTGGTAATGGCAATACCAACACCAGATTTGACATCTGATGCAAATCTACACAGTTTAATTCTAGTTGCACTCTCTCTGAGAATGTAATAGATTTCATTATCAGAAAGTTCACTGATTGTGGCACCATTTGTGTAGTAAACTACTTTGTCGCCATTCTTGAATGTTTGATCTGGGAAATCAAAGGTAGAATCAACAGGATCAAAAGATGTGGAAGACCAAGAAACCTTTCCAGTAGTAATCTTTCTAATAACAGGATCATAAATGATCTTTATATTTTCCTCAACGAATGGAACAGCAGATAAAGAAATTTTATTTCCCGTTTGCAATCCATGAGAAGATCCTGTAGAGACCTGACCTCTGTATCTTTCAAGAACGGAAGTAGTTCTTGGATTTTGAGTAGTGAATGAATGTGCAGCACCAACTGGTACAGCAACTGTGTACCAATAAACAGCATCACCGACTGTTGGGAATCCAACAGTAGAAATTCCGAGATAATCAACGCCAAGGTTTACTGCATAGACTTCGCCACCGTCAACCAGATTTTCTGTACCGATACCGCTTGTCGCTCCGATAGCAGTTTTTGCCCATGTAATAGAGGTTCCACCAACACCCATGTTGTAAACCAACTTTTGTCCAGTTGTAAATGGATGATTCTTAATGTAAATTGCTCTTTCGGGAATGAATCTAGTTACCTTAGTCTCAGAAGAACCCGTGTTTATTCCAGTAGGAGTATAATCAAAGACAACCCCAGTACTTCCAACACCAACCGTATATTCTGGATTGAAGAAGAGTACCTTATTTTCGAAGGAAAGATAACTCGATTGTACCCTAGAATCATATGAGAATCTGGTGGGCAAAAGATTAACATTGTTAGTACCAACATCATGAGTTTCTGCAAGTCCAACTTGCCTATTAACTCCCAGTCTAGAGTATTCTGGATCGATAGAAGTAACTCTCAGGACTTCTGTACCAATGCCAATAATATCATTAACTTCAAATCCACCAATATCAGTAACGGAAATGAAAGTAGAGAGGCCAGTATTAGCAGAGGTATTCAGATATGAGGTAAGTCCAACACTTCTATTTGCAACGGAAACGCGGAATGATCCTTCATAATCAGAAAGGACAGCAGTAGAAATACCACTGATAATGATGGTTTCTCCATCAATTAGTCCATGTGGATCTTGAGTTTTTCCATATACGAAGTTATTAATTACTCTAAGGTCAACATCGATAAAGGTTTCAACTCCAACAGCGACAGAGGTAATATCTTTACCTAGAACTTTGGATACGATAATGTTTGTACCCGTTCCATTTGTACCAGCATTATCGAGTTGAAGTCTATCTCCAACTCGATATCCATCGCCAGGAGAGAAGATGGTTGTAGATGTAACTCCAGCAGTTTGAGTTTTGGTGATCTTAAATTCTTGTTTGAATGAAGAATCTACTTTATCAATAAGATCATAAACAGAATTTTCATAATTTGTATAGTATGGACCGATATTTCTAGTTACATTAAGGCTCTTAATATCAATGTCCTGATTAAAGTCACCAACAAAGTTCTCTTTTACTGGAGCATCCTTGAAGAATTTTCCAATAGTATATGGATATTTTGGTTCAGCAACTCCACTGGAATCAACGTCAATGGAATAAAAATAAGCATAGGTTCCATCGGGATATTGTGGTGTTACACAATACCTGCCACCATACTCGTCAAGGTCGCCAGAACCGTTATAATCATAGTCATCGATAAAATACCCTGGAGTGTACCCAGGAGGTCTTAGGCCCACCTTAGGCGACGTGTTAAGGATATATCCACTTGTGAGTCTTCTTACAGGTCCTCCAGTAGATCCAGAGAATCCATATGGACCGTAAATTGGATTGCCATCATAAGCATAACCCAAAATTGGAGAGTGCGATGGATTTGAAGACAACTCCAAATTACCAGAGTCAATATTATCCCCAACTTGGAATCTAAGTCTATTGGCAGGATAAATTGAAACAAATTGGAGTCCCAGTTCAGTATTGCTGTTTGGTTTAGTAATCGCAGCATCAAGAGAATTAATTAAGTTTCTACTCTTAACTTCTTGATTGATTTTCCAGTCATTAACATTTGCAATAAATTTTGCATCAATACCTCGGTTCTGAAGAACCATGGTAGTTGTGGCAGCCTTGTAACCAGTACCGCCATCAGTGATTCTTACACCACTGATACTACCATTACTTTCATCAATAATTGGACTAATATCAGCAAAAGTACCTTCACCAAAAACAACAATATCGGAGTCCTTTCTGTATCCT